ATCTTGACACTGGGTGCGGCCCGCCGTACTATATACAAGCAGAAAGGAGAGCAATGGACCTCAAAGAGTTCTTCCAAGCAGTCCTCCCAGCGGGCGAAGGCTGGACACCAATCATCCTCAAGGGGCCTATGGGCGGCCTCACNTGCCTACGCAGCTCGACAAGATGGTGGCATACACGCAGTCCCACGCGGACTTGGATGTCTACTACTCTCCCTTTCTCTACACCAAGCCCCCGGCCCTGTCGAACACGCGCCACGCGGCCAAGGATAACGTCATCAAGGCCGCGTGCGTGTGGTCTGACGGCGACGATTGCCCTCTTGACAGGCTGAAGGTGCAGCCCTCTCTTCTTGTCCAGACCAGCGAGAAGCACTGGCAGGGATACTGGCTGCTCGAAGACGCGGCAGACCTCTCTAACGACATGCTCGAAGCACTCTCACGAGGACTCTACGAGCACCATAAGAACGACGGCATGGACCGAGGCTGGCCCCTGTCGAAGAAGCTCCGCGTGCCCTTTACGCACAACTGCAAGCGCGTCAAGCCTTGGGAGATTACACTCACGGTCAACGACGAGTCGATCACTGCTGCCGAGTTCGCAGCAGAATACCCACCTGTCGAGCGCATGGGCATTGAGGAAGAAGAGTTCCCTACCGACATCCCCTCCATGTTTGAGGTGCTGGGTATGGTGAACCGTAGCTACATCACCGACCTGGCTACGGACGACACCTTCAATGATGACGAAGACCGCAGCTCGAAGATGTACCACCTTCAGTGCGCCCTCTGGGAAGAAGGTTGTTCAATTGTTGAAGCATTTGCTGTTGTGCGTGCCACCGAGTTCAACAAGTTTGAGGCAGACGGACGCGGCGACGGATACCTCTGGAAACAGATCAACCGTGACTATGCACGCTGGAAGGCAGAACACAACGGGCCGACAGAAAACGATCTCGAAGCATCGACCCGTATAGGTGCCTCGTACCTCCTGAGCGAAGCGCGCGAACTCACCCTTCAAGACGAGGACTTTCTGCATGAGGGTGAAGAAGAACCAATGGGACTGTTTGTCGATCAGTTCGCAGCATGGGCATCAACCAAGTCTGCAATGGCACCTAAACAGTTCCACTACGCGGGCGCTCTCGCTATCCTGTCGTCCATGTTCGCAAAGTATGCGTTCCTCCCAACGAACGTACAGAAGATGCCATTGAATCTGTACTTCCTAGTACTGGGACGTACTACCCAGTCCCGTAAGTCTACGTCTCTGCGCCTCGCAGAGTCCATGATGCGCGACATTGCAGTGGGTATCGGCAAGGGGCCGGATGCTTTCATTGCGCCTGAAGATTCAACAGGTGAGGCATTGTCTGCGTATCTGCGTACTAAGCCGAAAGAGAGTGGCCTCTTCGCTATTGACGAGGTGCAGGACTTCTTCGCACACGCGGCGCAGAAGGGTAGTTACATGGCCTCGATGATGCCATTCCTCACCAAGTCTTACGACGGCTACATTCCGGCTGTCGCACGTAAAGACAAGGGCGGCAAGGTTGCCTACCAGACTGCCACCCCGTACTACATGACGTTCTACGGGACAGGCATTTTGGACCAAGCCGCGAAGCACCTGACGACAGAGAAGGTCGAGTCTGGCTTCACGCCCCGCTGCCTCGTCGTCATTGACGACCGCGACAAGTACATCACGTCCTCCCAGGACGTGAAGCTCGTGACCGTGAGTGCATCAACAGGTAGGGTTGAGGACAAGCAGCGTGACTTCATGGTGTCGAACTTGATCAAGTCTGTGACCAAGTTCGATGTGGCTTTCAACGCTCGCCGTGCTCAGCGCATGGAGAATGAGGAAGTACGTATCCCTGTCGAGTTTGAGCCTGGCGTGTTCGAGAGGTGGATTGAGTTCTCGGAAGAAGCCAAGGTGCTGGCAGAGCGACACATGCTGAACAGCCGTGAGTTGTTCCCCGGCACCGAGCGTATGACGTTCTCAGTGTTGCGTATCGCCGCTCTGCTTGCCATGTATAACGGGCCGACGACAAAGGGCACTGTCGTTGTGACGATGCGCGAAATGCTCAAGGCTATCTCGCTTGCGTCTATCTGGTTGTCTTCTAATGAAGTGTTCATCCACCACGTGAAGAACAGCAACTTCAGTAACAAGGTTGATAAGCTCATCAACTTCGTTGCACGCACCGACAACGGCATGGTTTCGATTCCGAAACTTATGTTGAAGTTCCAGTCTGAAATCAGTGGTATGCGAGAACTGAAGGAAATCATTACATATGCCCAGGCACGTGGAGTTATCCAAGAAGTCGTGAAGGGGAAAACAAATAACGAACGGTTTATTAAGTACACGGGAGGGCAAGTATGAAGATTTTGACTGAAGACTGTGACAAGCTGCCTGTTCTTGCGCAGATTATTCTTAGGCGGGCACTCGTAGTATCCGGCCTTTCGACAGAAATGCACGTCGAAATTACTGACGACGTGAACGATGACGACATCAAGATCACCCTTGGCACAGTCAAGGGTTACAAGGGCAAGGCGTACAAAACGCTCTCGCCTAAGCAGATCGTCACTAATCCACAGGCTGGTCTGTTCCTCGCTCAGGCACTGCAGTACGCTTACCTTGGTGCAGAAGAACTCGGTCTGAAGCAGGGTAAGGACTGGGTTATCTGGCAGGGCGAGGACATCACGTTCAAGCCGGGCACACTGATTGCGCTCGACATCGAGTCCGCAGGTGACATTGACGAAGACACCTTTGCGGCTGGCCGCATCCTCTCCATTGCGTTGTGGAACGGCAAGTTTGGTGTTGTCATCCCTGAAGAACTTGCCGAGACCGACAAGGCAGCAGACCTTATCAAGCGGCTGTGCGACACCTGCACTGTCATCTGTCACAATGGCACGTTCGACATGCCATACCTGTCGAAGCGCCTGGGTATCCGCGTGTACCATCACGAGGACACGCTGCTCATGCACTTCGTGCTCGACAACCTGGCCGGTGAGCATGGCTTGAAGCCTCTCGCTCGTCGCTGGTTGCGTGCTGAAGACTGGGACTCGGATGCAAAGTCGTACCTGAAGGGCGGGGCGTACTTTGAGAACATCCCCAGGGAAAAGCTCTACGAGTACAACTTGGCAGACGTGGTATGGACCTTCAAGCTGTACGAATACTTCCTTCCGATGCTCAAGAACAGTGGAAAGTACGACTATTACTGCTACCGTATGCAGGTCACCAAGGTTCTGAATGATGTGCAGATGAACGGTGTGGCTGTGTCGCTCGAAGCACTCGATGAACTGGAAGAGAAGTACCAGGAACAGTGTGACGAGAACCTTGCTGTCTTGAAGCAGTACGCGGGTGAGGACTTCAACCCTCAGTCACCTAAGCAGATCAAGGACTACTTCAAGTCCAAGGGTGTGTCGTCCCCGTCTTTCGACTCAGACCACCTGAAGAAGCTGCGACGCGAAGGCAAGGAGACTGAGTTCATCGACGCTCTGCTTGCCTACCGCTACGCTGCTAAGGTAATTGGCAGCTTCATTGCCAACGTGCGCCGTAAGGTCGGTGAGGACGGACGTATCCACCCATACTACCTACCTCACGGCGCAAAGACTGGTCGCCTGTCCGCTAAGGGTCCGGCGATTCAGACGATGGGGCGCGATAGTGGTATTAAGCGTGCCCTTGTCGCTGAGCCTGGGTGCAAGATCATCTCCTGTGACTACTCTCAGGCTGAGCTACGTACTGTCGCAGAGCTTGCAGACGACGAGGCCATGATTGCTGCTTTCCAGCCGGGCGCGCCTGACTTCTTCGATGACCTGATGATGAAAATCTGGCCCGAAGAGTTCCCGACAATCGAAGCGTATGAGGCTTTCAAGCACGAACATACAAAGACTGCTAAGAACAGGCGCGCACTGGTCAAGAGCGTGGTGTACGGTTTGAACTACGGTCGTGGTGTGGCTGCTATTGCGACAGCGCTTGAACAGCCAATCGAAGCTGCACAACATGTTGTCGATCAATACCTCGGCTCCTACCCAGGACTACGGGACTGGCAGGCACGTGTTAAGCATAGTGTTGGACGCAAGGAAGAGGACAACGAACGTAAAACCAAGTTCGGCCTCACCTTCAACCCACTGTTCGTGTCGGACAACAACTACAACTCAACACAGAATGAAGCACTCGCCTTTGTTCCGCAGTCAACTGCTAACGACATCTGCCTCAACGCGGCAATCAAGATCAACGAGCAAGCAGGGCAGTACGGGGCTAAGCTGATTGGACTCGTTCACGACGCTACCTATGTCGAGTGTCCTGAAGAAACCATCGAAGAGTGCTCCAAGATGATGGAGCGCGAAATGGCTAATGCAGCGACACTCGTGTTCAACCGCGTTCCGTTTGCCGCTGAAGCAGAGGTTGGCAATAACTGGGAGGAAGTGTGACAGACTACAGCCAGGCATATTGCATCAACGCACCAACAGAGCTGTTCTATGATTCAACACTCTACACCGAAGTTGTCAGAGCCTTCTGCGCACAATGCCCCATTAGAGAGCAATGCCTCAAAGATTGCCTAGAAGCAGAAGAAACACCTGTGGATGGTAAGAAGTGGCGCTCAGGTGTATTCGGCGGTCTTTCACCGACTGGACGGAACAGGTATGCAGGAACAAACTACAACGTTTTAAGTGATGACGGGATGGTAAGAAATGACGACAGTAATAGCAATTGACCCTGGTGTCAACACCGGCCTCGTTGTGGCGCGTGTCGAAGAAGAGGTGGAGATTCTACACTTCGACCAGTTTATCTGCGCGACACACACTGAGACAGCGGAACTCATTAAGCACTACCTTGACGAGTACCCACAGGCTACTGTCGTGGCTGAGCAGTTCGACCTGCGACCTTCCAACAAGTTCACAGCAGACCTTACCCCTGTGAAGGTGAACGCAATCCTTGACTGGTTTGTCGATGACATCCACTACCAGACCCCGGCTCAAGCCAAGGGCCTGGTCAAGGACGCGACACTGAAGAACCTAGGGTGGTGGCTCACAGGGAAAGATGTGAGCTACAAGGACGCGAACGATGTGAGAGATGCGTTCCGGCACCTCGTGTACTACCTGGTTCACGAGCTGAAGCACAAGTGGACACTCGACAACGGGTGGCCG